TTACTTTTTGTTCGTATATCTGCGAGTTAGCGGTCATTGCTTTGACGTGCTTTCAACACATCTCTTGCCCATTTAGCACCAACTATAAAACTATTAGTAATTCGCTTCCAAATTTCACCTTCTTCACCATAAACGTTTTTAGCATATTCTTCTATTTCTTCATCAGAAAGCAACGAACCGCTAACAACGTATTGCTGAACATTGCCAGCATCATCTGTAATTGTAACTTCGATTTTCATATCAACCCTTATTTAAGTATTTAACATTTGTTTTTTAAATTGGCAACGTCAGCAATACGCATCACGTTATAAGCAATTGCTAAGAACCTGCTTCCAATTTACCTTTTCGCCACAATAAGGACAGTAAACAAATCTGCTTAAATATCCTTTTCTCCCATCTACTATTTGACTTTTATTTTGTGGTTCTCCATTCAATAAGCCATACTTTTTGAAAGTTGGTTGAATGTTTACAATCCTTTCTACCTCATAATCAATAGTAGATTTGTTTACTTTTTCTCCGCTAAGAAATCCTACTAAGCAATCGCAACTGCTTATAACAGGGGTTTTACGTAATGGGGGCTTTTGTTCTTCTATCATACTTTTGTCCTTTTATTAAACTTTTGTACTTCTATTGAGCTTTTGTGGGTATAATCCCCCACTACGTAAAGCCCCAAAACGTTATGGGTAATTTTAAAAAAGCCACCCACGAATGCTTTTTGCAAACTTCGATGCAAATATTAGTGCAGCCAATCCACACACAGTTATTAATGCAAATACCCACCATTCTGTATTTCTACCAGAAGTATATAAATTTATCCAAGCAATAGTACCACCAGCATTGAATAGCATTAATAAAAAACTACCCATAACAACAGGTATATTTAATGCCTGTTTCTGTGGTCTGCTAAAGTTTTGTTCTTTTTTCATCTTTATATGTATTTTGAAAGTTTATACTTTTAAATCAGGCACTAAACATACCTGCGACCGTTATACGAGATTTACCAGTTTAGATTACATTTTTCCTGTAACTTACCATAAACATTCATTTCCGCATTTTTTTGGCGAATTGGATAAATTAAAATACGATACATTAATCGAAATACGATAGCTGTTATAAAAAATGGCAAATAGATAACGCCAAAAATAAATGCTACACTGTATATAAATATATCAAAACCTCGTATAACTGTCAGTTTTCTAAAAAGGCTGCTGACTGCCTTGAAATTTAATTTACTCATAATTTGATATTTACTATTTTTAATTTATATTTACTTTTTAAAACCGCATCTTCAGAAAGCTGACGGGCGTTATCTTTTATTAATGACTCTAAAATCCGACTTAACCTCTGTATGGGTATAATGACAAACTATCTGGTCGTCTTTTATTTTAATTAAATTCCAAAGTCCTTTGTTCTCTATTTTTATTTCATTGTTTTCGGCTTTTAAAGTCGTGTTTTCGATTTTTATCTTATTATAAGCCGTTAAAACCTGACTAATAGAAAAAGTCGTTATTCCTAAAATAAATGCGATTGCAAGACCTAAGCCTATTATAACGGCTATTAATTGATTGTTATTTAATTTCATTGGTTTTAATTTAAAGTAATTAATAAATCTATGTCAGCTACTAATATTTCAGCTTCGGGTTCTACCGTTTGGTATACGCTTAAAATCAATTCTCGCACGGCACGTTCTCGCTGTCTTATTAAGAACTGACCGCCTTTGGATTCTTTGATTAAAACGTCCAAGGTGTGTATATAGCTTTTCAGTTTTGCTATTGCTTCTTTGACTTTCATTTGTTTATTTTTTACTTAATTGCCTCTATTGCACTCAAATTTCATATCCTCTCTAAATTCCATTTCAGCCTGTTTGCTGTCATATTCATCATCATAGACTACTTTGCTTATTTCATCTAGTTTCATATTGAAGTCAGCCTCAAATTGTTCAAAACTTATTAAATCGTCTGATATTGAAAATTCAGCGGTTTCTATAACTTCTTCGTCTGTTGCATTGTCGTATCCTGTAGCCCAACTTAATTCAACTTGGAAGTCTTGAGTTAAGTCGATAAAATATACTTTGGCTGTAACATTTAAGTCAGTGTCAAAGTCTGATAATTTGATAGCGCAATCTGCGTACCCTTGTAAATATTCTTTTGAAATTTTCATTTGATTTGTTTTAGTTGGTTAAATTGATTCTTCAATACATATAACTTGGTCACCATTCAGCTCATAATAATTGCCGTCAAATTTAGGTCTGCAAAAATCTGAATCAAGATACTTATCTAAAATAAGTTCGACTTGGTTTTCGCTTTGATTTTCAAAAAAATTGCCTTTTATGTGAGACTGAATGCCCTTAATTGTTACGTTATAATTTTTCATTTGATTAAATTTTATTTGTTTGATTAATTACTCTGCAAAGATAAGATAGTTTTTTAAAATTGCAGCTTTTATCTCTATTTTTTAATAAACTTTAACTTTTCTATTTATAAAGCATTGATAATCAATACCTACTATTTTTGCTTTTCTGGCTTAACTTCATATAAAAACTTAGCTACATAGGTAGTTTTGCCAGTCATTTGTGCTAATCTTATAGCCTCTTTTATCGCTTCTTCTTCTGAGGCATGGACAAATTTAGGCACGTTGGTATTTTTTACGAATACTCTAAACCCTTCGCCTAGTTTGAAAACATTGGAAGTTACTAGGCTTATTCGTTCTTCTTTTTTTGTTATACGTGGTCTCATATTAAAATAGTTCTAATTGGTTTGAGTTTATAATTTTAAAGTCTAATTTTTCGGCTGCTGCAATGCCTTCTAATATAGCTTCTTTTGGTCGTTCAAAGTCATGGTATATTTTATCTATTGGCGGTGTATTCGCTGCTAAATTGTCTATCATTTCCTTGTTTATTCCGCTCCGTTCTGCTATGATTATATTTTTAAACGTATGCAGATAATGTTTATCTACGTGCTTAAATATTCGATAATCTCCATTAGAATATACAGGATTGCTTTTAGCTTCCATAAATGGGTGTTTGCTTAATGCTACTGAGAAGGGGTTTATTAATGTCATTTTTTTGAGTTTAATTACTTTGCAAAAGTACAAATAATTTCACAAATGGACATAAAAAAAGCCACTTATTAAGGTGGCTTGTTGTAATTAAAGTAAATTTAAAAAAATGACTGAGGGCGTTGCGCCTCTCAAAACACAATAAAAAATCTACTGCAAAGATAGTGATTATATTTTAATCCTGATATTTTTTAGGAATAAGTAATGCTGAAGTTAATCCAATTAAAAAGTAAATATCCGAATTTGTTGGCTCAATATTTAATATTATATATTTATATGCTGTAAAGCACATAAGAAATAATGTTGTTAAGAGCAATAATGTATCAAAAATTTGTTCATTCTTTTTCATTTTTATATTGTTTAATGGTTAAAATTTTTCTTTAAGCAGTCTCTCTATTCGCTGCAATTTACTTTCATTGTATTTTTTATTATACTCTTGTTCGGTTATTTTTGAGTTATGCCAAGCTAGACATTCTTTACAATAGTATTGATATAATATTTGGTCTGCATATATTTTGCCTTCATTTTTCAATCTTTTTGACTCCATAAAAGCCTTGGTTCTAGTCCAGAATTTTTTCTTTTCGCATATATTTATCATTGTTTTAAAATTTAATTACTATTCAAAGATACTCAATCTAAATTAATACAAAGAGAATTATAATGCTCGAAGTCTTCCCAAGTTCGGTTTTTTTCTCGAGTATTAGCGTCACCACGTTCCATTTTTTCTGCAAATTCTTGACGGCTGCGAGTGAATACGTGCTTAATCCAAATGTTTTTAGAAGTGTGAACGCCTGTAGGGTTTAGTATTTGATTATTATTTTCGTCAATATACATTCCTTTTTTTTCGTTAATTAGTTCCGCTTTGTGAGGGTCTGGAAATGATTTGACAAAAGTAGGTTGTATTATTGATTTTATATGTTTGTCACCGTGCCAATGGATGTAGTTTTCTATAGGTTGTCTAGTTTCAAATGGTTTAGGATTTCCGTATATTCTCCAATAAATACCTAGTGCAATTGGATAATTTAAACTTTTTAAATCTAATTTCACATTCATTGTAGTTGAAATATAAAACTCGTCAACGTCTAAGAATGCTAAGTAGCTCCAATCTTTACATTTAATACAAGCGTCCATATAAGCTCTTGACTGGCTTCCAAATTCAGAATCATTCCATTTTATAATAGTTACTTTATGAAATAAATTAAATGGTATTTCAATAGGTTCTTTTGAGTTATTATCATAAATAAAAACATAGTCAAACCCTACTTTCAAATGGTGTCTTATCCATTCTTCAAAGTATTGGTTTTCGTCTTTTGCTATGCAAACAAGTCCTATCATTTTTTAGTGTTTATAAGTGTTTAAGTCAAATTTGTGTTACAAAAAGTTCGTATATCTGCGAGTTATAGGAAATTTTATTTTTTCCCAACGCACCATTAGTTCTTAGAAACTTCTACTCTATTACCAGACGAATGTTTTATCAACTTAAACGCTTCTTTTAATTGTGTTGCAAATTTTTCAGCATCTTCTTTTGTTGTAAATATTTCGCATTCATCTTGCGTATCACTTCCATATTGTCCGTGTCTGCTTCTCCATCTAACAACCCAAGTTTCGTAAGCTGTTACAGGTTCTTTTTGCCCATTAGGGATAAATAATTTTTTGAATAAGTTCATCTTTTAAATTTGTTTATTGCCAACCCACAAAAAAAATAAAACTATCCTATAACACGGGTTTGGCGTAATGCCACCAGATAGTTTGTGCCTAAATTTAAAGTTCGTGCAAGGTGGCACTAACGCCAAGCCAGATAACGTTATATCAAATCTAATGTTTTAATGTTTTTATTGTCAATCCATACACTCATTAACCGCTCTAAAATAAAAGTGTGAAAAGTGTAATGGTCTAATCCTGTCGCTTCTTTTAGTCTTTCTTTTGGCAGTCCTTTGTATCCTGAATCGTTCCAAGCCTCTTTTTTATACTTAGTTTCTAGTAATTCAATAGCCTTTTTTAACAGTTCCTGATACTCTATAAAAACGTCTTTTTTAGCGATAAAAAAATTAGAGTAGATAGTATGTTTAGGCTCGTTGACTTTAAGTCCTAAATCAGCACATATTGACGTGAATAGGTCTATAAATCCTTTGTGATTGGTTTCAGAAAATTCTAGGTAAGGTTTTGGCAAAGGTTCGCAAAGATTAATAACTTCGTAATTCCAGTAATGATTGTCTAAAAGTAGATTAAATAAAACTCGCTTATTCATTCCTGTTTTAGCTCGAAATTTCCAACTAAAAAAGCCTGCGTATTCGTTTACTATCGAAGTGTTTAAAATAACATTGTACTCAAATAAATATGACTTTTCAGCTATTGTGCAAACTTTATTATATATTCGCTTGTACTCTGTATTTTGAGAATCTTTAAAGCATATACCGTATATGTCGATATTTAAGTCTGTTGGCTTATTAAGTGATTGAATGTATTTAATCATTTTCTTCAACTAATTTATTATATATATCCAATGGCATTATAAAAGTATCGCTATTTTTACTTATAACATATTCACATAAACTTTGTGCGGTGTGTTTTTTTGTTCTATAAAACCAACTATTAAAAGCATTTTCAAATGATAGTCCAAATTGTTTTGGCATTTTATGAACTATTGAAAATTTAATATCAGTTCCAGATACTTGATAACTAATATCAACTTGTTCTATTTCTACTTTTTTCATTTGTTTTAAATTTAATTACACTACAAAAATACTAATTTTATTTTAAACTATCTATTATTTGCAATCTCTTTTGAGTTATTTTTTTAATATCGTTTCGTTCGATAAGCCATTCTATCTGTGCTTCCTGCATATCTGAATAGTAATCGCCAAAGTTAATTAACCTTTTTACGGCTTTTTCAAAAGTTTTATCAGTTACTTTTATTGCTTTGGTTTTTTCATAGCAACCTCCGTTGGTAACGCCTACAATACCCATACTAGCATACTCTAAGGCTCTCAAATCGCTTTTGCATAGCGTGAAAGTATCATTAAAACTAGGTAGAAGTCCAATGGTTATATCTTTGTATAGCTCCATATAATTACTTCCTGTAGGTTTTCTAACTTGTAAATCAAACTTACTATTTGCCGACATTATTTTAGCGTACCACTCACTTTGAATCTCGCCTTTTGTATAACCTCCTAAAATCCGTTTACATTTATAGTCAGCTTGCATAGGTTTTGCCATTGTGAATAGATTATTGACGTGTCCAGCACCGCCGACCCAGCCTATGGCGTGTTCTTTTGGTTCGTTCTTTACGTTGTGTTCTATAAAATTAGGCAAAACTTCACTGTTATACCCTAGCTTTTTTAGTTCTTTTTGCAGCGTATAAGTTGAGGTTGTAATAACGTCCGCAAGGTTTAAAGAATCTAATATTGGTGCTATCTGCTTAATCTTGTTTTTAGAATGTAACCAGTGATATTTAGGAAGCTCTATCCAATCATCCAAGTCAACTACTATTTTAACTCCTTTGGCTTTCAGTTTTTCAATGTCGGTTAAACATTGATTAGGTAAACGGTTAAACACTACAACGTCATAATCTGTCGTTACAACTCCGTTTGTCATTATAACCTCGTGGTCTTTTGCTAAATGTTTATATGGCGTTAAAAGCCTGTGAATATTGACTCCTATTGAACTATTTTCTATTAAGGCTATTTTCATATTTTAATCTTCAAAGAATCTATTTTTTTGCCCCAAAATTAAAATACTTAATGCAAATCCTATCATTATAAATCCTGAATATAGAGCCTCCATAATCCTAATACTAAATGAAACTTTAATAATATTAATCATAAATAAATCTATTGATTTCACTAGCAAAATAGAAAGCAAAATTGTTAAGATTATGGTTAAAGCACAGTAAAATATTTGTTTTATCATTTTTAATTATTTTAATTCAATTTCTTGAGCAGTTAATGCAAAGTATAGGTTTTGGAGTTGGTGGACGTGCTTAACATTTTGCGTTGAATTCAAGTTTCCTAAATATTTCCTTCCATACATTTTCATGCCTTGACTATCGGCACCAACATTTGTAAAAAATAAATGAATTTCATCTTTGAAAAACTGAATCATTAAGTCCCCAAATTTTGTTTTAATAAAAAAAGAATCATTCCATTCATACTTGATAAACCCAAACTTCAAAAGCCATTCTTCTGTTAATGGGATAGGTTCGTGAACTAAATTAAATCCTTTTGGGTCTTCCGAAATCCATTTTATATCTTGCCAGTCTAAAGTAGTTGGCAGTATATCATTTTCCGCTGTCGTATAATTTAAAATATTATTAATACGAAGTTCATTTGCTTTTATCATTTTTAAATTGTTTAATTACATTGGCAAAGATAACACTTTATTTTCAAATGAATTATTTTATTTTTTGCCTAATATCTTATTTAGGTTGAGACCGACACCACATTGAACGCTTGGACTTACTAAATAACTCCTATCCATTGATAAGCCGACCCCAACGTATGGGACTATCAAAGGAGTTTTTCTATTCTCTAAATTCTTTACTAGATTGCTTTGTGCGGTCTTTAAATTTAAACAGGAAGTTAGTGCAAGTTCACAGGAATAAAGCGCTGTATCAAGCGAAAATATATCCTTTTGACATTCTACTAGCAGCGTATCTCGTTGAATTATTGTGTCGTGGACATTGTGCCATTTATCTACTATCTTTTCGGCTATGACCTTTTTAGTTTTCCACTCAGTCACTTTTTTTTCAACTTCTACTTCCAAAGTATCAACTACTTTCCTTTGGTTTGTTATCTGTAGGTCTTGAATCAATTGGTTTTTTGTCCAATTTTGCCATAACAGGAATGCTATTAAAAGGAAAACTAATATTATAAGACCAACGTACCATTTCATATTTTTTAATTTAGGCAAATATACTATTATTCTTTTTTAATTATTTTTTTATTCTTTGCATACCTATCCTATTACCTCCTTGGAACTTACCTAGCAATAGGATTGATTCAATTAGGTTTATAAAGTTGGCAAAACTTCTAGCAATAACAACACTCCCGCCTCCTTACCATATAGGTTTGTACTTTAGGTCTATTAGTACAATTTTCGTTCACAGAATTTGTCCTTTCGGTTCCAAGTCGTTAGTTGTCTAGGAATACAGAGCTAACTATTTTTTTCTGCGTTTGAGATTACTATTTATTTTAATTTACTCAGCTATTTAAGTCTAATTTTGATTGGTTCGACTATACAACCATACTGATATAAAATAAAAAAGCCTTAAACTAATATTGGAGAGGTCTAGTCTAAGGCAATTTCACCTGAATACAGGCTTTTATATCTTTACAAACTGACCTCTCCCAAAGTCGTTTACGTTGCAAATATACAAACTATTTACTAAATGTCAAGTTTTTTTATTGAAAACCAAGATAAATTAAATAGCAGGAGCAGAAAAAAGCCGCTATAAATGAGGCTATCGCTAAGAATTTAAGGTTGCGAATCATTCTTAAACCCTAAATAAAGAGTAAAAATAAGCCCTAAAAGACCGCTAATAGGTTCGATAGTGGTTACAAATAGGCTTAAATAAACCGATGCAACTAATAGTGTCTTAATCATTGCAGCCTAAAACCTTGACTAATAAAGTAAGGATTAAGAATGCTGCGGTCATTCCGCCAACTACTTTTAAAAAACGCTGAGTATTTTCTGACATATATCTATATTTTTAATTGTGACAAATATAACAACAAATAATATTAAAGCCTTCAAAAGAATGTACAAGGCTATGTTTTTATTAAAGAATATATCTATCTTAGAGACAGTTCCTAAATAAAATATCGACAGCCCTCTAAAGAAGTTCAGAAATTGGTCAAATAATAGCCAAAAAACCAAAGCGAATAGAACAGCATCATTAACTGAATAAAATCCAATAGTAAGGCAGATTAATGCCCTTAATACCGACCTACTCAAATGATTTAAAATATATTCATTCTTTTTCAAGTGTTCGGAGTCAATCCAAGCCATTACAACGGCTATCAATGCGAATAGTAGTATCATTTCAGTAAATTAAAGTAGTATTTAAACATTTCTAATCTGTGAGCATATCCATTTAACCCTCCGTTTACTCGCTTTGTGACCGCTTTTACAACGTCATCTCCACTCCCATTGTCTGCAATTTGATTCAATCCGTTAATCATCCACCAATAAGCAGCAGATAATAATGGGTATTTAGTTTCTACTAGGTCTGGAGACTCCAAAACATTGTCTGCAAGTCCAATAGTTTTAAGATATGAGTTTAAAGCCGAATAGTTGTTCTTTCCTGTCAATTGGATATATCCACGACCTCTATACTTCCAACCATCGCCTAGTAAATCGTTCCCCATTCTCCCAGCGTAAACTCTATTGGCTATCGCTTGCGGTTTCCTTGCGTGTTGTTTTGCGGTGTTCACATTGAAATACTTAGGAAAAGTTTTAAGCAATCCTGTATCTGAATAATTGAGATTTTCTACTTTTGCCGTAAACCCTGCACTCTCGTGGTGAAATTGGCTAAGGAAATGCGCTAATTCTAAATGCGTATCAATACCGAATTTAGCTAGTAAATCAATGTCATTTTTTATGAAGTCTGGGAGTTTAGATATATTCATGGCTTTTGTTTGTATTGTTTGTTTCGAATTAGCCTATTAATTGCAGCTACCTTTGAATCCTTATCCTGTTTTTTAGACTCAATTACGTCTTTTAAAAATACACTAGGTAAAGACGTTTTCTCTATTAAAGCAATCTTTTTATTTATTTCCTTAATCGGAGTGCTTTTATTTACATATACCGCCATTCTTTACATTTTTATAGTTATAAATTGCTAGTACAAATATAAGCAAAATATCAAAATAGTCGTTAATATTTACTAATCCATTGTCTGATGTAATTTCATCTAATAAATTAAACGAAAATAAACCACAAAATAATTTTATAACAGGCTCACTTACCCTATAGAAACCTAGCAATAATCCAATATACATTATAATATACTGTCCATTATCGGGCTCATATATGCCTGAAATACTAGTAAAATACTGGTTTATTTCAACCCAAAAGACAAAAGAACCAAGGCAAATTAAGAACCCTAGTAAGTTAACCCACTTCAACCTCGAAAAAAAGACTTTCAAAATCTTTATATTGAATTTCTTCGCTAAAAAATACCGTTTGACTATTCTCTGAATTAAATATAGATGCTACTTCTATAGGATATTGACTAACAACGTCACTTGTATATGTGGCTACACTATTAGTAGTAAAGTCGTTCCCTTCAAACGTATATGCTCCATCCTGAGGCAATCCTGTAGGTTTCTTTTTTCTTTTTTTACGACCTCCGACCTTTAATATAGGTGTAGTTCCCGAACTTGTCATTTGCCTTAATGCAACTAATACAACGCCTAAAATAGACATCCATTTTTCTGGGTTAGCTATTCCTAAATAACCCAATAAATTAGCGTCTGCTGCTTCCAAAATACCCACTAATACTAATAATAAACCTAGTATATTAATTTTTGATTTATACCATTTTTTCATTGTGTGTTTTTTTAATGTGAAAAATAAATAATATTGAGGCATATAGCCAAGCGAATATTTGAATTATAGCGAATGATTTAGTAGCACTATCAAACCCTCTAAAAACTGCCCTAAAAGCATAATAGGAAGCGTGCAATGAACTAATACCACCTACTATTATAGCCCAAGAAAAAAAATGAATATTATCTTTCATTTTTTGCTTTATACAGTGGTAAAATCTAACCTTCGATAAAAAATATAACGTATAGAAAAATATACCAATATCAATTAAACCACTAATAAAAAACATAAATCTCATACTTTCTTATCTATAAAATCCCTTATTTTTTTGCCAGCTTTCTTCTTAGCTTCGTCAACTATCTTAGAACTAAATAACCCGAACATTAACGCAATCAAAATAACTACCCAACGGTTAAAATTATAATAATTGTCTATAACCATTGTAGATGGAAAGCCTACAAATATAGCGCAAACTATCTTATAAACTAACTCTTTTCTCTCTATTTCTTTTGGGTCTGCAATCATTATAAGTATAGACGATGCTATTCCTATAATTACGTTATAAGCCCATTTTAAAGGTGCTATTAACTTTACTAACCAGATTTCGTGTCCTTCCATTTTATTTGTTTTTAGGCGTGATTAATTAATGTCGTTTAGTACAACTATTTTAATCATATCCTATTTATTTATACCTATGCTCCGCCTTTCGCTCGGAGGTTCTTTTATTTTTTAAACATAATTACACCAACCTCTTTAGGTTCGTATTCTATATGCTCGCAATCGACTATCCAAGGGTGTTCTTTTATACAACTTTCACATTCTAAACACCCGTTATATTCTTCTAGTGAAATAACCCAGTTATCATTTTTGTCCTGTATTGGATTAAAAAAAGAATCTGGAGCGTATTGTTTGCCCTGTAATATGTCTTTTTGCTCTTCCGTTAATTTTATTACTATCATACTTGTCTAAGTTTATTTAAAATATTTTTAAATGTTTCGTGTGAATATGACCCCTTTGCCTTATTTACCCATACACAAACAAAATGAACATTCCCTTCTATATATCCCAATTCATTATCTATTCTATCTAAGGATATTAAATAAGGACTTGATGTCATTTCTCTTTTTTCATTATATGTTTTGGGGCAAAGCATATCCATATTAGTATATGAACATTTAAAATTTTGCACTTCTAATATTTCTTGTAATCTTTCAATACTTATAGAAAAAGGATAATTTCTAGATTTTGCTCCTGCTTTCCACCTTCCATATAAAGCATTGTGTATATTTTTTGTTCCTCCTTTATTACAATTACTAGGCTTGCGTTTCCCTGTTTTCCATGATTTTGCAGTTGCGCCTCCTTTACCTTTTAATCTGTTAATTTGATTCCTATCTAAAATCATTATTACTTTTGAATTACCTATTTTATATTTTACAGATAATTGTTTTTGAGTGAAACCGTTTTTATAATCATTGCACAGTAGGTCTTCATAATAAAACTTTAATTGATTTATGTTTTTATACATTTCAGATTTACCCATCATTGGTATGCCCTCCATTTTTAAAGCCCTACGAACCCTATCTGTTGTTGCATTTAAATTATTTGCAATTTGTTGTACTGTTATTTTGCCATAATTACTCAATATATATTCGGTATCAAGTGGCTTAAAATTATTCCATTTTCCCATAAGACAAAGATACAACAATAAAATCATATCACTTAAACTATTTGGCGATTTAAAGTTGTTTGAAATGCTTGTACCGCTGTGTAAAAGTTAGCCGCTTCTGTATCATTTAAACCCTCTCCTATTGAGGTAAAAGCATTTTCGCTTGCACTATAATAAGTAACCGAACCTAAAGTATTCCAATGTCCTATATAATAAGTAACATTTTGGGGAGTGTTTGATACAAATGTACTCGTAGCTTTTAGTATATTACTTTTAAATACCTTTGAAACATTACTTGCAGTTCTCGTAACAACATAAAACCCTATTGAATTGGTTTCTCCATATGTTGGAGAATATCCGTTTTGATTAATTCCATAATATGTTTGACCACTAAGTCTTGGTATAATTACTCCCCCATTCAATCCTACACCTATTGAAGTTGCGCCAAATGGTATTTTGTCAATTTCACTCTGTTTTAAATATACCGAAAAGTGGTGTGAATTTTGTAAAGAATGTAATGAAGGATTAAAAAAAGTTTCAGCGTATCCGTTAGTGCCATTTGGTTTTGCCCCATTTGCATTATGTGTCCATCCTCCAATGAAACTAAGCCTAAATGCTGCATTTGTATCTTGTGGGTCTTTCAAATTCCACTTATGAGAAAAAGCAGTGCCTCCAACCATTGGATATATAGCTTTCATTTTTGTCCATATCCCGTCTGACTTCATTGTAGTTACTAAAGTATTGATAGCACTTGAAATTGTACTATCAGTTATTCCACTAGCAGTTAAAAAAGATTGTGCATCGGGGTCTAAGCCTCCAAAAGAATAAGGATTAATTATCATCTAGTACCTATTAATGTTATTATTAAACCTTTTGCAGTTCCATTCCCTATTTGGTCTATGTCTATTGTTATTTCTGCATCGTCTGTTATAGCACTTGTAGATATTACAGCAGGAGTCACAGCAGTTACGCTTGTTTTTTCGGTGTTATCTATTGTCAACTTTGTGCTTATAATAGAAGTCCCATTCATATTAATATCCACCGTAAAAATAGACCCCGAAGCCTGTGCAGTTGCTAAAGAAGCACGAACACCTGTTAAAGTAAATGCAGTCGGTACTCTACAATAAGCCTTAGTAGTTCCAGTAGTTAATGCAGTTGTAAGGTCACTAGCAGATAGTTGAATTTCTATTGGCATAGGTACAACGTCACCACCATTAAAGTTAAACAATTGACCTTGAAATTTAAAACAACAATTATTCATTACATTGAATTTTAGTTTTACAAATTATTTCTTCTGTTTCTAAATCTACGACTACTACTCTGTAATTTACATAAGCAGAGTCTTTGTTTAGTTCTTTTTTTATGTTATCCCACGAATCCTTATAGCTCTTTAAAGGCTTGACGCTTATAACTCCGTCTTTAGGTACGTCCATAAGTAAGTTATAAATAACATTGTCCACGTCACTATCGCAAGTATCTTTAGCAAATAACAATACTAACTTATAGCTATTCTTTTCCATTTGTCTATTTGGCATATTAGCTGGAAAGAAATATGAAGTTTCGGTATTTCTTAGATACCCCTGATACTTTTTAGAATTGAATAGTTCATTAGACTCAGATAAATATATAAGCATATCCTTATCTTTAGGCTGCTTATAGATACTAACTATATCCATATTGATTAAACTACTAATTACCTTCGCTATCACTTACTATTCTTTTTAATAGATTTTCTTTTTCTGTTTGACTCACCTTAAAGAAGTTCACAAAATGACCTCTTATCTTATCTCCGTCCTCTTTTGGTACTTTTATTTCGTATTCAAATGGGTTAACCTCTCTTAATCCGTTTTCAAAAGCTGTAACTAGCCTTCCAGTTAATTCTATTGGAGGTCTACCGCTTTCGCTTTTCAATTGACTATAACCGCCTTCAAAGTATTTTGACTTTCCGCTCTTTGTTATTTTACCGCCTAGTCTTACCAATCCCTTGTATCTAGCAACACTCGCATACATAGGGTCTGTATCGTATGGCTTAGGCTTATTTCCGTTTATGTCTTTATTATCTGTAAATATTCTCACCACCATTTCTTCATGCAACTCTAATACCGCTTCATAGAAGTTTTTTTGCAACTTCATTTCATATGCATTAAATACATTGTCGAAACTCATACTAACCAGCTTTTAGCTTGTATTCTAGAACCACAATCAAAACATCCACTATCTTTTAAACTCAATGAACTTAACTCTAAACTGTATTGAGTTTCATATTCACTTTTTAATTCTTTGTAATCTTGGTCTTGCATTATTCGTTGGTTAATTTCACCACTAAACAAGCCGTCAGTCAATAATATACTAGCTACCTTATAATCCATTGCTATCTGAAATAAATCTTTATTAGCACATATAAAAGTATGATAATCGCAAAGGATAGAATAATCTAGTAATATACCATTCATTCCACTTCTATACGTTGTACGACCTTGCACGTCCTCTGCTAAACTTACTTCGACATACTTAAAATCTTTGTCTAATACTTTTGTAGTGGTCACACCACTTACTACAGCCACTGGGACTAATTCTTCGACTGCTAATTCATTTACCAATTTTATATTGACCGTTCCTGTATATTGAACATTCACATAAGCCGTATTTAATCTTATAAACTGTTTAGCCTGTGGATTAAATTCATACTTTTGAATATTAGAATAAGTATCGGTAAATCTTTGTCCTAAAACCTCATTGTATTTGTTTACGCTTTTACCTTCTTTACTCAATAGCGCACTTGTCATTGAATTGTATGCCAACTCAGTAGCTTTGTCTATAGCTTCCTGTGGATTGTCAAACATAGAATACAAATCTAGTTTGCTAAGGGTGTTAAACACCGCGTCAAGGGTTCGTTCCGCTGACGCTGGTGTTCCACATTTTATGAAACTATAAGAAAAGCAGTTGGTCATTATGAGTTTTTAATTACAAATTGTTGTAATCCATTAACTCCAAAAGCAGAAGTTCCAGAACATTGTGTTTCAGGTTTGAAAACAATATCTTCTGTTGTTTGAACTCTTACTGTAATCTTTTCACCACACTCACTCATTTTAATGGTTAATCCCATTGGTCTGTTTGTAAATGGTGAGAAAATTTGTTTTTTAACTGTTAATCCGTTTTGAAGTCCAAAGCCTCCAGCGAATGTATAGTAGTTCAACAATTGGATTGAACCTCTATCATAAGATAAGAAGAATGGCATTGTAACGAAGTTTCCAGCTAAACTAGGATACTCAGCTATAAACGCTTTTATTAATGCTTTGGAGTTCATTACAGGTGTTTGATTAATTTCCATTAATCCGGTTAGATTAACTCCTGTTGAAGCGCAACACAAACCACCGCTTAGTTTTACATAGTTAGTTAATGGATAACCACCAATTAACCAAGGCTGGTTTTTAAATTCAGCTATTTCTGCCGACATTGTCACACCACTGAATAACTCATTTTGAATAGCAGTAAGTCCAGTTCCATAAGTTGTAACTGCTTTACCTTCATTAGTTACTAAGTTTGCAATTGTAGGTACTTCGTCAGGGGAGAATCCGTAAGTTGTAGCCGCAACACCTGCAATCATTTTTTTAGCTAATGCGGTTTCAGCAGCTAAATCAACGTCTGAAATAAGCCCTAAAAGTTTCATTTCAATAGACGTTCCATTTACAGACGTATCTCTAAGTGGAGCTGACAAATCTGGCAAAGTGTCCATAAGAGCAGAGGCTTTTTCAAAGTCAGCATAAGTAAACGTTAAAGATTTATGGAAAGTGTTTGAACTAGAACATTGCAAAGAATATGATTGAGATTGCTGTGTAGTCGGCGCAGCACCATCAGCGCAAGGGTCAGTAACGCAACCCGAAGCTACAGCCCCGCACTCAGGCAAACTCCATATTAATCTAAGGTCTAATTGCTGCCCATTTTCATTTACTAACATAGATTGAAGCGAACTAGAGTTAGCCTCGTCTCTTAGCATATTAGATAACGGTGTATTCTTTTGGGTGTTTTCGATTTGACTATTGGTTTGAAAAACCGTGTCTAATCTTTCTTGTAAAATTTTTGGTACAAATGGCATAATTTATAATTTAATAAGTTAAAATTTAAGTTTGATTGCTTTTCTTTTTTGCCTTTACAGGTGTGCAACCTCATAGGGTTTAAAGTTTCCCCAAACTCAAATTAAAACTTACTAGATATAAACTAAGACCTAGGAAGTATCACACGGTCAGTTAATACTTTTGTAGTTTCGGTTATTCCTTTTGGAACAATATCACCACCACCTTGTACTTTCCTATGTGCATTTCTTTTTGTATAAATACTATTTAGTACTTCTTTGTAGTCAGCATAAGCACCTTGCTTTGCTGTTGAAACAATTATTTTTCCGCTTTGGTCTCTTACAACCTCATTCCCTTCTTCGTCTAGTTCAAATTTATAGTCGTCTTTTATTTCACCATTACAAGCGTCTCTTGTATTCATATCCTCAATTAGAAGAAAACCGCTTTTTGCTTTTTCCAATTTAGTTGAAATTGTTAACTCTCTTTCCTTTGCCGTGAAGTTTTGTTCAATCTCTGTCTTAGCCTCTAATGTCTTTGCATAGTCACCTTGAAGTTTTTCAATCAATGATTTTTGGTCTGATAACTTTTGATTCAATGCTTCTATTTCTGCTTTAGCCTCTGGATTAGTCAATGCGTTTGTGTACTTGGTTTCTAATTCGGCTATCTTTGTTTTATAAGTAGCTATAATTAAATCTACATTTTCGCTTGTTTTGCCTTCCAAAGTTATTCCGAACTCTTTAGCCTCTCTATTTAATATTGAGTTAATAGTTCCAGCTACTTTGCCGAATACTTTCTTTTGTTGGTCTTCAAATTCATTCAATCTGTCAGCTATAGAACCAACTGGTATATATTCCTTATTGAACGCTTCTAAAGCCTGTTCTTGTGTTACGCCCTCTTCACTAGGTACTATTTTATACATATATTGTTATTTTAATTGTTTTTTTTCGGTCTTCCTTTTGCCTTTGGCATTTCAACTTTTTCAACTGATAAAAAAGCGTCTTTGTCTGCCATTATTACCTTTACATTTTCTCCAAAATGTGAATGTGATAAGTTAACCGATACGGGTTCTTCCACTTTTTCCACAGGTTCCACAATTGGAGCTACTTTTTTTTTAACTTGAATAGGCGTTCCAATTTGCGCCTCTAATTTTTCAGATATAAATGCGCTTCTATGTGCTGTACTCATAGCCTTAAATGATTCTAATTCTACATCTGATATTTGATAGTAGTCAGTATTTACAAATCCTTCTGGTCTTTGCTTTACCGTTCCTATATTGCCTAAATTAGGACTTCTTAATACTAAAAAATTTAATAACTCCATTATTTCTTTTTTGCAAATATAAGCATTATTTTAAAAATGCAAATTTATTTTTTATAATTCACAGTCAACATCATTATATTTATTTAGTCCATAAGCCAATGCCATTTTTTCACTTACAGGTCTTATGGTATGCCTGCAATTCCATCCGCCCGCTACTTGAAAAATATTTACTCTGCTAGTTCCTTTTATTTTACCGTCCCATTCTAGGTCTGCCCAAGATTCTATCTCTTCTTTTGTATAAAAGTTCCCTATCCTTTGCCGACAAAAGCACCTAGTTGTTATAGTTGTTTCCCCTTGACTATCTACTTTTTTTAATTCAGTTCCCGAATACTTAAAATATTGTACATTGAATTTATTGGCTAGTATTTGTCCTTGCGCTCGTTTGTATTGTGTTGCATACTCCCTAGCTACTATATCTATATTCCCCTCTATTTTTTTAGTGGTCAGTATATCGTTATTAAATGCCTTTAAATCCTTTGTGTTTATATTTCCGAATGACTTATATTCATTGATTACATCTTTTAAATTATCATCAAATACTTGCTTATAGTCCTTAATTTTATCATAATAGCCCTCTTCTTTTAGGACTTCTTCGATAACTTCGTTAACCTTGTCTATATTGTCGAGGTTGTCAATATCAAATTTAAACGAGCCTTTAACTTGGTACTCGTTTAAGCGTGCAAGAATTTTATCTAAGATTTTATCGAATTCCATTAAGTAACTATGGTCTCAACTTGGTCTAATACTTCTTGGTTTGCAATAGTTGGAGTTCCCAACCATTGAGTAGCTTCTTCTCTTGTAATTCCGTATAATGAACTAATCAAAGATATACCAGCTTCTAAGTCATACAATCCACTAGCAACAGCCTTAGCTATTTCAATAATACCTTGCAAACCGCCAACTGTTTCTCTAAGTTTATTTGCACTTGGCATATCCATTATATTTCCTTCGTCAAGTATTGGTATATTCATTAATTCAGAAGCCTTTTCTTTGAAATACTTATCCATTTTCGCCTCGTTCATCGCCATAACGCCTTCATCATCCACCCATTTCATTATATTGTCTGAAATGACTATCTGTATTTTGTCGTAATATCCTAAACTACCTTTTTTGAGGCTCATTTCATCGGACTTGTATAGATAATATTTATTAACTATCTTGAATTTTTCGGTTTCACCTATTGAATTATAATACTCTCTAAGTAAATTTATCAATATGTATTGAGGGGCATTGTCTTTTTGTAAAGCTGTAAATATCTCGTTTACTTCTGCTGTCGAAGTGGTTCTAAAATTATTGAATGTTTGTACTAATATTTCACTATCATTTTCAAGTGGAAACATTAATTCTGTCCAATTTTCAAACCACCATTGCATAGTCATTGCAACGTCTTGGCTATACATTTTATAAGTAGAGTAGGTCTTTTCCCTATCTATCATTTTACCTAGAGCTGTCTCACTTCCTTTGACTTCTGTATTTGAATATTTCAAACCGATATAATCAAAAGCAATATCTCTATTTTCTTTTATTTCAGCACGTGTAGAATCAAGCGCACCCTGTGGAGGGTCTACCCAATAAACGTGAGGTGCTGGAGGGGTTTCGTTTCCTAAAACAGAGTTCCCTCTAGTAACGTGAACAGCATTAAATGGACTAAATAAGTTTTTAGAACCCGTACCTTTACAAGTCGTACAAGCTACTGTACAAGCGTTTCCTTCTTTGTCAGTGCTAGGTATAAATCCACCATTACATTCACTTGCTTCGCACCGTTCACCAACTACTACAGGAATAGGAAAAGTAGTTCTAGTTTTAGTAACCCCGACATTTACCGAATCTATGATAATAGTCGATAAAATAGACTCACTAGGACTGAAATATGACTTAATGACTAGTTCATTGTCATTGACTATTTTTAAGCCGTCAGCGTGTCTATAATACTTCTTTCCTGTATTGTTATTAAACTGCCAAAATAATATAGGTTCTGTATTTTCATTTGCAGTATCATACGAATAATGTTCGTAAGTTAAAAAATTTTCTTCGTTATAGTATATCGCTACAAAGTTATTTATTTTATCTCCCTTTACTTTATATACTAGGGTAGTTTTATCTTTATATAATATGTTTTCGCTAGTAACTAAATAAGGGTGTATTGGTAAGTATTCGTTAGTTTTTTCAATGCCAGACTGCTTTTCTATAAATTCAGAATACTTAATGTGATATGTAAGTACGCTATCAGAATCTAATAAAATGTTTTGCCAATATATATTCTTGAAAAAAGACACTATCTCATAGCTATCTATGAAGTCTTTTATTTTTTCATTTTTAGTTTGAATAGAGTAATTGCCGTCAGTGAATATCTTTTGAGTTTCAAAAATAGCGTCACCTACTAACTTTTGGACAGGGTTAATCCAATTTTTTTCAATGTATTCGTATTCTTTTTCATCGAGACCGGGGTGTCTCATTCGGTAAATCTCAGAAGGAAATTCACTTTTATAAAAAACCCCAAAAGACCTTACGGGCTTCTGAGGTTTCCTTCTAGTAATTTCTTGAAGTGTTTTTAATTCCACTTTATGGATTTTGGTTTTGGCTTTGGTTTACTTGGTCGTCCGCAACACATATATTAATTATTCAAATGTGAATATTCCTGCTGGTTGAGTGTCAAATGGCAACCAATATTGGTCTTCATTGAAATTAGAAGTAGCCTCAATAGTGAATTTTTGTTGCACTCCAAACTCAATGGCTGGAGACTTAACCATAAGCATAAATCTACGAGGACTTACTTCCATTCTGCCATCATTATATGCAATAACTAGATAAGCCGTTTTTCTATCAATAGCATTGTAAAATTCGTGGTTATCTGTTGTAACTGCAGTATCAATAATAGTTACTGTGTGAGATTCCCCTGATTTAAAATTAGGAACGCCTCCTTTTAATTGATTTTCTGTTGTGATATTTTCTCCTTCAGGACGCGATATAAGTACATTGTTAATCACATTCAAATCTTTGAAAGAGTCAACCCCTGCTATTGCAGTAGCCCACGCTCCCGAAGCAGCATAGTTTACTTTCAATAAATTGTTTGTTGCTTCACAAAGAATATATCCAATAGAAGTTGAATTACCCTGTTTGAAAAATTCAGGACAATTTGGGTCGGTATAAGCTACCATTGTTTTGCCATCACAGGCGTTTGTGCAAAGTGCCATATAAATTAAAATTTAAAGTTAATAATATACGACATCTTCGCTATGTCTTGGTGCAAATATAGTGTATTTTTTATATATACA